GAAGAAAATAACGAAGTAGAAGAAAATAACGAAGTAGAAGAAAATCAAAGAGAATCGAGTGAAACAAATTCTTCAGAGAAATTTTTAGAAAACTCTAGCAATAATTCACATGAATCAAATACTTTAGAAGATTTATGCGAAGTGAATATAACACTACCAGAGACAACTGAAACAATACAATTAAGAAAACCCAATGAAGTGTATTATGAGATTTATCGTTCTGCATTAAAGAAAGCCAAGCATATGAGAAATGTTGCACTTGATGCATTTTTAGAAGCGAAAAATATTAAAGAGCGTTATATGTTAACAGAAATTGATGAAGAATCTGATAATGAGGAAATAGAAAACCAAAATGATTTAGGATAATTTAACACATTTTATAAAAATTTTTTATCATTTATTTTATATATAAGATGTTGAAAAACCTCCAAAAACTTCTTTCAAAACACGCTCTAATTATTGCAGTAGGTGTTGTTGTTTTATATTTAGTTGTTAATAACTACTCTGCCCACAAGGGTAGCCATAGTGAAGGTAACACAGCCGCTTCATCAGGAGGTGCCGCTGCAACGGTTGCACAAGTTGTTCCTGCACATCCAGCCGGTGAAAATGAAGTTTCTGCTTCTGTAGATGGCATAACAACATCTTCTTTAGGATTACCTCCTAGCTGTAGTAAAGGAACACCCGCACAACCAGGAGATCTTTTGCCAAAAACCGGAGACAATGCATGGGGCCAACTTATGCCAAACTCTGGTAACGGTGATTTAGCAAATGTAAATCTACTTGATGCTGGTTTTCACAACGGCATAGATACCGTTATGGGTTCTTTGCGTAACGCGAATCTGCAGGTTCGCTCGGAACCACCTAATCCACAAACTAAAGTAAGCCCTTGGCAGAACACAACGATTGAACCTGATCTTATGCGCGTGCCATTAGAATTAGGCTGCGGACCACAATAAGTCTATCTAGTATTTGCAATACATAACTATATCATTTTATTAAATAATATAGTTATTTAGTAATATGGAGACAAAAAATTCCGAATCATTTTGGAAAACACTATTAACAAAATTATACGCATTACCACAACACCCCCCACTTGATCCAGAACATTCTTTAGTATATACGTTTGACAATAATTTAAAATATTATCCTCTACAAGACGAAACTTCAATTCCTCTCTCTACACAGGCCATTTTTTTTATAATCTATATACTTATTTGGATTGCGATATTATCACAAGGATGTCAGCAGTGCACCGCACCGTATTTAGTAGGGTTTATAGTAGGGCTGGTTATTTTAATATTTGAATCTTATTTTTATTCTATGATTACAAATGTACAATTATTAAGAACAACTGAGAAAAAAACGCATCCTTATATTTCTAATTTACCACATGTAGATAGTCTGTCAACTGGTGAAGATATAGGTGACATTAATAAACGCGTAAGTTTTAACACGAGTGGTGGTCACGGAGACTATAAGATTTTGTTTAATAATACATACCTACCTAAAAGTGATACATATGGTTATATATTGCCGGCAAAACTATTTTTAGAAAAAAGTTCTTCTGGTGAGCTACAAAGTATGGATTTTAAAGAATATTTACAGGGTAAAGCTTATAATAAACAAACAAACGAGAATGATATTATAAAATATAATCCGGGTTCGCAAAGCAATATTGACTTTTATAGTTCAAAAATTACAAAATTATCAAAAACTGCTTACTACATTAGTATGATTATTATTACATGGGCAATGTATACCACAAACTCTAAATGGGGTAGCACGCGCCAATTGTATTGGAATTTACTAACTATTATGATTGCAGTAATCGCGGGGGCGATGGTATTAACGGGACAATCTATTGTGTCTTACAATTATAACATTTATTTAAAAAAACGGTTGTTAATTATGGCTATTTCATTGGGAATTACTTCTATTTTAATTATATAAAATAATTAAGTATTTGTGTTATATATATGGAACATTCAAATATATATCACACTATAGAACACTCAAATATCATTGAAACAAAACCAGAACTTTTAAAAAGTTTATGGAAAAAATTTACTTATCACAAAACTATTACAAATATTATTAATGTGTCTATGTTACTATATTGGTGCATACTAGTAATATATTTATATTCTGTGTTAATTGATAAAAACGTTAATGTGACATTTTCTTATAAAAATCGTATAGGATTTTCTGTATATTTTTTTATTATAGCATTATATCCTATTATTTATATCATCAATAATATTTATCAGAATAATGTGCATCCTGAAAAACATATAGATCCTTATTATGCTTTGTGTGTCGATGGTCCGACACAACTTTCTCAAAAAGAATTATCCCTTGGTATTGTTGGTAAAATGAATTATAAATGTCTCAAAGAATCAAGTGATTATAATCATCAATTTGGAGATATGATAACTATGAGAACATGGTATATTATTCATAGCATTTTTGCTTTAGTATTATTTTTATTTGCACAAAGTGCCGGAAAATATAAAAACACTATCGTCTCTAGTCAAAGTCATTTTATGACATTAATCATACAACATGCGTTATTTCTTGCAATGATATTAATGAGTGTAGATATATTTACAGAATATTACTATATGAGCATTTTAGCATCATCTTTTTTTTCTAATATATTACAATTAGCAGGATCCCTTACTGTTATGCTGGTAGCCTTTATTTTATATAGACTGATTTATATTTTTGTATAATTATAGCATTGCTGAAAACTAATTATTTTTTTAAATTTTATATTTAGTTAATTTATATATTTCATATAATTTCTCTTATTATATTATATGAAATTCACTGCTATCGAGTATATTCTCATAATCGCCATGTTATTAATGGTATTTTATATATATCACCAGTCGGATTATTCTAGCTTAAAATGTATTATATCCGATGTCGATGGCAAAAAATATTGTGTTCGTGAACGAAGAAAATTAAAATTAGCTGCAGATCGTTTAGCAAATGTCAACAAACGTATGCAAGAATTGGTTCACCATTGTCACGAAAAATATCCTACTAAAGACAATGTGAAACGATTAGTTGATGGCTACAACCCCCAGAAAATTTTCGAAACATTGCCGACGAGCAAATATACTGCATATAGTCAAAACAAAGGCGAGAAATTAGCTTTTTGCTTAGATACAGAAAGACAAGGAGGTGAACTAATAGATATGAATACATTAACATTTGTTGCTTTGCACGAGCTAGCCCATATTGCTTCTAAAAGTATCGGACATACAGACGAATTCTGGAATAATTTTAAATTTTTATTAAAAGAAGCAGCTGAAATTAGTATATATAATCCTGTGGACTATGCAAAAGAACCTAGTCGTTACTGTGGTATGACGATTACCGATAATCCATATTATAGTTAATCTATGGTATGAGCATTTATTTGCGTTGTTTCTCCTATTTCTTTTACCGCACTCTGCAATTTTCTCTCTTCATCAAGAATATTTTGTGTTGCACTGTGAATAACTTTCACATATTCCATTTGCCCATTGTCGGTTTGCATATGGTCTGGATTTTCTCCTTGCCAATCTTTCACAATATTTAAATATTTATTGGAAAGATTGCACATCGCCGATTTTAATTTTTCATTGCCCACATCTTTATTCCACTCGCCTGCTTCTTTTATATACATTGTTTTGCGTTTAATATCTGTGCATTGTATTGGACGATGCACTGGTTCGGTGCTCTGTAGTTCTTTAATGACAACGTTTTTTGTACTAGAAAGTAGTCCATCTCTTCTCGCTGATTGAAGATCTGCTAGTTGCAAATTTATATTGCTTATAAATTCAGGTAAATTAATAGCATCTTTACATGTTTCATTTAAATACACATTTAAATTTAGTTTATTTGTGGTATTATTTGTGGTATTATTTGTGGTATTATTATTACCAATTTTTGGTATAAGTTTATTTATGGTTTGGGTTTGTTCAGTCATAGTTTCAAAACATTTCATCAGTAAATCATTCATATGAATTTTATCGACTAGTTCTTTGTTAACTGTATTCTTTTTAGTATTTATAATATCTTTAGATATCACCTTATTATTTGCGACGTCACTATGACATTTTTTGATATGTCTACTCAATCCAGAGGGATAGGTATATACCTTATCGCAATATTGACAAAATATAGATTTGGCCAATTTCGGCGTGTTACCTTTTTTTACCTTTTTGTTACCTTTTGTTATCTTTTTTGAAATGCCGTTATTGTAAGAAAAGTCATCGTTACAATTTGCTGTCATATTATTATTTAATTGTTTGCATGATTTGGTGTGTTTGTATAAACCAGAACGAGAAAAGAAGATTTTGTCACAAATTTTACAATTTAGGGGTTTTTTTTGTTTCCGTAGCGTTTCCATCTTATGTTTTCGTGTATTTAAATGTCTATTATAATCTTTTTTATTACTGGTTATGAAGTTACATTTGTCACACAAAAACTCAGGGGTTTTTGGGGTTTTTTTTGTTTCCATAATATATACAATGGAAACAAAAAAAACCCCTAAATACTTTTCGTAAATGTAGTAATTTTTCAGTTGGTAACAAAACTATAATAAAAAAAAATGGATTTACACCTTTATGGTAAGGGCACTTTTTTTCCCTTTTTTTTCAATTCTTTTTTGCGAAAAATTTATCGGAACAATAAATAATTGTTCCGATAAATTTTTTGGCCCAGAGAATTGAAAAAAAACATGCCTATTAAGATATTTTCCGATTATGGTAACATAATATATTAATCAATCGTGCATTTGTAATGACGTATGCTAACATTTATTTTATCTTTATTTTCCATATTTTTAATATTTATTAACTTCCACTTAGTAGAAGAGAGAATAGGAAAAAAAGTATCGCATTCAAAATCGTGATCGATATATGTTATTACGCATTCTGCCACACAATTTCTCTCTAAAAATTGTTTATAAATAGATTCGCCACCAATAATCCATACATTTTCGTAATTCTTCTCTCTACATTTCTTTTCAACTTCATCAATTTGTTTACATATAAATGTGGAGTTCCCTGAGGTAGACGGTGTAGTGATGTCATTGTTATTCATTGTGGTAGAGAGAATAAAATGATCTCGTTTCGGTAGAGGTTTTCCACCAATGCTTTTCCAGGTATTTTTCCCCATCACAATGGCATTGTGACCATTTCCTTTTGTAAGTTTAGAAAAATGTCGAAGATCCTCTTTAATATTCCATGGAAGTTGATTACAATAACCTATACCATTATTTTTACAAGTAGCAACAATAATTTTATATTGCATTATACTTGAGTAAATAATTTATATTTATATTTATTATATGGAGACTATATACAAAATCGCCTATAATATAGATAATAAAATTCAGCAATATATTGTATTTATAGGTTCTACATTTAATAATAACACTCCAGAAGAAATACAAGATAAATTTGAAAAACAGCCTCGCGATGAAATATTTAAAAAAATATTCGATGAAGAAGAATTAGAAAATATTTCAACATATGATATTACAGTTATATTTTCAAAATATAATTTAGTTATTGATGACACTATTGAGACAATAAAACAAAAATTTTTATTAACAATGCGCGATAGAGAAAGTGATACGCGACGCATTGCGTATGAAGAAATGTATTTATTTTACCAACAACAGAAACAATTAGACACAACAGAAATATATCAAATGTTAACTAAAAATGGAGTATTAACATTAACAAAAGAAAGACTAATACAATTTTTATTAAATATAGAAGACATTGATATGTCGACATTAGACGATAAGGAAGAATATAATTATAATGATATATTATCATTACAACTAAATACAAATTCACGCGTTGTTTATGAGCCATTAGGCCAACGTGTGTCTTCTGTTGAAAACGAATTTCCTTATGTAGTCAATCCCTTTAATGTTATAGAATATTCTGATTTTTTGGAAAAATATAGCGAAGATCTGGTAACAACAACTAATAAAAGTATTTTAGTTAACACTGGAGGTATGTATAAAAACACCGTATTTTTGTGTTGTGCGCAGGATGTATTTGCATATATGGAAAGAAATAGCTTGTCGAGCGAAATAACGAGCAAGTTATATTTTCCTTTTTTATTTAGACAAAATATTTCGTCTACAGAAACTTTGAGTGAAAAATATCAACTACTAATAGACAATACTGATGCAATATTAACAGAACAATTACAAAAGAATATAGATGGTGTGCAATTGTTTTATGATATTTTTACAAGTAAAACTGAGGAATTACCATATACCGAAATCGGTATAAAAAAAATTTCGATTGAGATCCACCCAAAATACACTGTGCAAATACCCTTAGATATTATATTTAAAATTCTGCATGCCACTCAACAAAATCCATTAATAAAATATAACCCTGGCAAACGCCAAGAGAAAATATATCGATTATATGCAAATCAAATATCAACAAATGGAAAGAAAATTCCTTATTTAAATAAACCTGCAATTATAAAAATTATAAAAGAAATAGATACTGACAGAGGCGTGCATGTTTATATTGAGCATTATCACACCAGTTTAATTGATAGCACTACGCGAAACAAATATATAGTAATATGTTCATTTTATAGAAATGGCATTATTTCTATTCAATCGACTTTGTCAGATGCATTATCTGTTGAAGAAATCAATATAATATTTCGTGATGCCACATTATCAATAATGAATATAGTAAAAGATTATTTTGAACAAAGTGGATATCAAATAGCACAATTTAATGGTATTGAAAAGAGTAATGTTAATATTGTAAATATGGAATATACAGCGCATATCCCATTAACAAAAAAACTTCATTTAAGGAAACTTTCTTCATGTTTATCTAATATCTTTAGTATCATAAATGATGATATTAATGAAGGTATTGTTATGCGTCTAAAACGGGTATCCAATTATAATGAAATGGATAGTCAAGAGGCATTTATCATAGAGAAATTAAATGGTGGTTCTAGAGAAGTTTCTATTATTCGTGGTTTGGTGGAAAATTTTGGCGTATCAGAAGTGACCGCTAGAGAGAAATTAGCCGAATTTATAAATTCTATGCAAGTTATTCAAGATGCATTTCAGCAAAAAAAATTTAAGGTAAAGGCTAACCCCGGATTTTTAATTACAATAACAAAGGAACAGTTTACTAATATAGCAACCGTTGTAGTGTCAGGAATTACCAGTACAGATTATTTAAAAACTATTCCCGTATATATCGATACCTTATTGCGTTTGTCTGAAAAACCACACACGACAACTACCTCAAAAGAACAAATAAAATCATTATGCGAAACATCAAAGACAAATATTTTTAAAAAAGGTAAAGTGAGTAGTGACGCAGAACCACAGAGTGACGCAGAACCACAGAGTGACGCAGAACCACAGAGTGACGCAGAACCACAGAGTGACGCAGAACCACAGAGTGACGCAGAACCACAGAGTGA